GCTCCTTCTCCTGCGCCGTACCCTCCGCCTTCTTCGCGCTCGCCCACGCGTCGGCGACGACCTTGAGGTCGGTCAGCTTGGCGTCGGCCTCGTTGAGCGCCTTCGTCGCGTCGGCCTCGCTGATGCCGAAGACGTCGGCGTTCGCTTCCGCCGCCGCGTCGTCACCGCGCAGCGTGGAAAGCTCGGCCTCCATCGACTCGACCTTGGCGATGGCGGCAACCTCGGCGGCTTCCGCCTTGGCGACCGTGCGGACGACCAGTTCGCGCCGCTTGGACGCGGCGGCGTAGTCGACGAGCGCCGTGCGGACGTAGTCGAGGTCAGCCTGCGTGACCTTGCCCCCGGCGGTGCAGACGATGCACTCGCCGCCCTCGGCGATGCACGCTTCCATGACGTGCTCGACGTGCGGGAAGACCGGGTGCGGCGCGGCGACCTCGGGGAGGTTCGCCAGTTCGGCCTTCGCGAACGCGGTGTCGGCGATGGCACGCTCCGCCTCGGACGACGCGGTCTGAATGTCGGCCTTCAGCTTCTCGACGCGGGCGTGCGAGCCGTCCGCCATCTGCACCTTCTTGAGCACCTCGCGGGCGGCGTCACGCTCCTTCGCCGCCTCCTGCAACTCCTTCTTCGACGGCGGAGCGGCGCGGCCACCGCCGACCAGCTTCGCCGCCTCGCGGGCCGACTTGGCGGACGCGGTCGCCTCACGCTGCGACGTCGCCGCCTTCTCCAGCGTCATCACGAGCGCGTCGGGGGCGCTGATGCTCTGCGAGAGCGACGAAACCGATTTCGCCCACCGCGCCTTGGCGTCCTCGGTCGGCAGGAGGTCGGCAATCTCGTCGCGGGTCACGTCGCCCGCGACCTTGGAGAGCAGGAACTTCCGGGCCGTCGTCGGCGAACCCAGCACCGCCTCGCGCAGCGTGCGGATGGGGAGCACCTCGTCGTGGTCGATGCCAGCGGGACGCTTGGCGATGGCCTTCTTCGCCTTCGCCGTCGACCCCTCGACGCGGTAGGACGCCCCGGAGCCGTCGTCGAAGATGACTTCGGCGAGCAGCGCCTCTCCCTGCGGGGCAAGCTGCATGACGTCGGCCTCGCGGGCGACGTCGGTGCGGCCCGCGATGTCGCTGACGCGGCTCGTGAGGGCAAGCTCGACGGCGTTGATGATGGTCGACTTCCCGGAGCCGTTGCGGCCGACGATGAGAGTCTTCTCGCCGACGTCGACCTTGGCGCCGACCTTCGCATTGGTGTGAACGTGCTTGATGTGCATCTTCTGTCCCCAGTCTGTGCGCCCAAAGGCGCGGGTTGAACTACTCCTGCTCCAGCTTCCGAAGGCTCTCCAGCATCAGCGGCTGCGGCGCCCGGTCCTCGTTGAGCCAGCGGTACAGCGACCGCAAGCTCACCCGTGCTCGGGTCGCTATTTCTTCCATCGTCATCCGCTCAAGCAAACGGGCGACAAGGCTGTGTGCCTCGGTCGCCCGCTGCTGAAGTGCTTGTTTCCGTTCCGTTGCCTGCCGGGCCATGCCGTCCTCCTCGTGGGAGTCGGCTTCTACAGTTTGCCACCTGTCATGTCAAGTGACACAGGGCGGTTTATCGCCCGGCCCTACTGCACGACCTGCGTCGTCAGCTTCCAGCCGCTGATGTAGTTCTCGTCGTCGACCGTCTCGATGCCGGTGACGGCGGCGATGCACATTTCCCCGTCGACCACGTCGGCTTCGACGACCGGGACACGCTGCTCCAACGCGTCGGTGATGATGGCGGCCGTCGCCTTGCCGATGCCTTCGACGGTCTTCGGCACGACGATGATGCCGTAGAAGCGGTCACCACGCTGGTCGGTGCGGCGGATGATGCTGCGGCACCAGCCGTTGTAGTTTCCCTCGCTCGCGATGTTCTGATTGAAGTCGTCGCGACCCGGCACCACGAGCACGTCGTGCGTCGTTTCGTTCTCGATGCTGACGTGGATAGCGTTCGCGAAGTCGTTGATGCGCTCGTCGTCCCAGCCCTTCGGGTGCGCGAAGAAGATGCGTTCACTCTGCATTGTCGCCCTCGTCCGTCTCGGGGAGTTCGATGAAGCCGGGCGTGTGGTCCCCATGCCACCCGCCAAGCTGGTTGAAGTCGTGAAACTCGCGGGCCTCTTCCTCGGTCATGCCGTCCCGCTCCATGAGCTTGGCGATGACCTTCTTCTCGTCGTAGACGACGAACGAGTCGTGGAAGCGGTGGCAGATTCCGATGATGCAGTCGTCGAAGTCGTCCATCACGAGCAGGCCGTTCGACTCGTCGGTGTTGTAACGCTCGTCGCTCACCCGGTCGAGCCACTCCCGGACCTTGTTCTCTTCGCTCATTCCCTGCCTCCGTTCTCGATGCGGTCGACGAGCTTGCGAAGCTCGCCGATGACGCGGTCCTTGCCGTACCGGGCGAGCGCCTCCGGGATGGTGAGCGTGGTGAGGCGGGGACTCGGGCCGTTCCGCAAGTAGCCCGCGCCGTCCTCCTCCCGGTCGACAATGATGGAAGCCTTCGCGTAGATGACGGTGTCACCCATTGGACTCCTCCTTCGGCCCATCGAGGAAGTCGATGTAGGCAACAAACTCGCGGAAGTGCGGGCTGGCGGCGAACCACCGACGCATCGGAGCACGATTCACCGGCCCCATCTCTCGCAGGATTTCCTTCGTCTCTTCACTCAGTTCCTCAGACATCGCTCCACCTCAAACCGATTTTGGCCTTGGACTTGAAGAGCACGCCGTCAAGGCCGGGGACGGCGCGGTTCATGGCTTTCTCAAGCTGGCGAGCCGCCCAGTTCGCCTCGCACTTGCAGCCGGGTGGACACCACCCAAACTCGCGGAGCTTCTCGTTCGGTTTCCCGTTCGGCAGCTTCTCGACCTCGTGCTGCGCGTGGAAGCACGGCGCCTCAACGTAGAGCGCGTCGTGCACTTGGCAGATGAGGCCGGTACCCGGTCCCCACTTTTGAAAGGGAATCTCCCGCAGCAGCGCGAACGTCGACTCGTGGATGATGTGAGCGCCCGCGCTCTGAATCGGGAAGTTCACGATTTCGTTGAACGCTTCACCGTCGAGAAAGTCGCGGCGGCGGCCCCACACCGGGTCGAGGATGTACCCGGTGTTGCGGTACTGGTCGAGGGTGTCCTCCCACCACCGGGGAAGCTGCGGGATGCCCTTGAGCCAGTTCCGGCGGATGGTCGCGACCTCCCGGACGGTGAGGTTCGGGTACAGCAGGTTGCCGTCCTTGTCCTCGGCGCTCGTCACGATGCCGTGCACGGTTTCGTCCCCGGAGCCGTAGAACGACGCGTACTTGATGCCCTTCGCAAGGTTGCGAAGCTTCGTCCATTGGTCGCCGCCCGGCTCGGCGCTGTCGAAGTTCTTCCCAAACATGAGCGACGCGGTGAGAGCGTGCGGGTCGCCGCCCTTCGCGAAGACCTCCAAGTAGCCGGTCATGTCCGCGACGGACGCGATGATGCGAAGCTCAAGCTGGTCGGCGTCGGCGCCGATGATGACGTGTCCCGGCTGCGCGATGACCATGCCCCGGAGGTGCTTCGGGAAGTTCTGAGCGTTCGGATTCGATGACGACAGGCGCCCGGACGTCGTGCCGTGCGCGTTGTAGTCGGGGTGCATCCGACCGTCCGGGAGGATAAGGCCACGCTCCGCGTTGTCCTCCTCTTCCTCGCTGTAGAACCGATTTCCGTCGAGCGGCTGACCCTGCGGAATGAGCCTGCGAACGTAGGTGCCGTACTCCTTGCCGTACTTGCGGAAGCGGCGCAGGGCGTCGATGAACGCTGTGACCTGCGTGTTCTCGATGTTCTGCGTGCGGAGCAGGCGGAGTGCGTCGTCGCTCGTGGAAGGGTCGCCCAGCCGCGTGTAGTCGGAGGGCTGAAGCTTCCACTCCTCAAACAGCAGTTCCCGCACCTGCGGGTTGGAGTTCGGATTCATGTCCGGGTGGCCGGAAGCGTCCTGCGTCTTCGCACGCCACTCGATGATGAGGGCGACGAGCCGCTTCGCCTCTTCAACCTGCCGCTGCCGGTCGACGCGCATCCCGACCTCGTGGATGCCGACGCACACTTGCTGCACCTTGTGGTCCCACGCGACGACCGGGTCTTGCCCGCGCAGGCGTGCCGCTTCCGACAGCTTCGGGAGGGCGCGAGCCGTCACGACGCAGTCGATGGCGCAGTAGGTGCCAAGCTCGTCGTCGGTCTGCGCCGTCTTCGCCGTGTGCGCCGCCTTCCACGACGTGACGTCGGTGTAGATGCTGCCGACGTAGCCAAGGCGATGGGGAAGCTCCGACTCGACGGAGCGGTGCAGCAGGATGGTGTCGATGAGCGGGGCCGGGGTGACGCCGAAGTGTTGCTTGATGACCATCGCGTCGAAGTAACCGGCGTTGTGGCCCGCCTTGAGGAACGTCTCGTTGATGAAGAACTCTCGCATGACGGCGCGAAGGTTCGCGTCCTCCGACGTGACACGCCCCGGCATCGGAATGAGCGTGCCGCCCGGTCCTTCGATGGACACGAGGTGCACGACCAACGACTCCGTCTCTGTCGCGAAGCCGACGCACTTGAGCTTGGCGACGAGCGGGTCGTCGATGGTCGTCTCGACGTCGTAGACGATGGGGACGTTGCGGTTTCGGTAGAACCAGTCCGCAAGCTCGTCCGCCGTCGGGAAGCGGTCGATGCGCGGGTCGACCCACAGCAGGTTGCCGTTGAACCAGCGGAACGCCCGCGACAAGTCGGTGCGGAAGGCCCGCGACCAGCGCCGGGTCCGCATGACGAACGACGGGTGCAGCGTGGGCAGCACCTTCAGTGGCACGCACGAGTCCGGGTTCACCATCGGGCCGACGACGAAGTCGTCAACAGCGTTGAAGTGCGCGTCGATGGGTCCGCCGCGAATGTCGAAAATCGGTTCCGCCGACCGGGACACCCCTTGGAATGCGACCTTGCCAAGCGTGACGAGGTTCGTCGTCCGAAGCTCTGCGAGCAGGCGCGGGCGGCAGCACTCGATGGGAGACGGCAGCGGCTCCTCGTCGTTCTTCTCACGCTTCTTGTTCCCGCGCTGCCACTTGAGCATGACCTTGTCGAGGTCGTTCTCGGGCGGCTGGCACGCGACGGCGTAGTGCAGGTCGACGTCGCGCCGGTCGACGCCGACAATCTTCAGCGTCTCGGTCAGTTCCATCCCGGCGGGTCCGACGAGAGGCCGGTCCAGCGTGCACTCCTTCTCGCCGGGCGTCTCGCCGATGATGCTGGCCTTCGCGCCGTCGTGGAACTCCGGGCGCACCGGGCCGCCGCCGCGCACGTCACGCAGGACGCACTCGGAGCAGCGTGCGCCCATCTTCTCTGCGTCGTAGGGAATGTTCACGCCTGCACTCCGCCGCCCGCGACGAACTCTGACCGCGTCTCTTCCAAGCGGGTGGAGACGACCGTCTCCCACACCGACGCGAGCACGCGCATGAAGCGTCCGAAGCGTGCCATCGACAGGTCGTCCGACGTGTCGAGCGAGACGGTCGCGACGAGCAGCGCGATGACGAACTCTTCGCGGTGCACGCCGCCCTCCTCGCGCAGACGCGTCATCAGAGCGTGGATGCCCTCCTCGGTGCGGTGGTAGCCGGTCGACGACATGACCGCACGAAGGTGTTCCATCACCTTCGTGCGGTCTTCAAGAGCCTGCTGAATGTCTTTGGACATGGTGGTGTCCCTCGTGTTCGGGTGAAGGTGGCGGCTCGCCCCTCGACTGCGCCCTTCGCTGCCGCCCAGCGTGACTAGCGGTGGCAGCCGCCGTCCCGCTCCCGTCTGCCGCTACTGGCGCCGCTGCGTCGCGACCGCCGCCTGCTTGAGGAACTCGATGAGCCTGCGGCTGTTGCAGTTCGGGCAGTCGCAGACCTCGCCCGGCTTGCCGCCGAAGGGCGGCAGGTCGCCGTTGTCCTGCTCGGTGGGAATCTCGCCCGCCTGCGAGCGGAGGAACTCAAGCTTCTCGCGCTCGACGTCGATGGCGTCGTCCATCGTGCTGCCGATGCCGCGCAGGACGGTGGTCTGCTCCTCGACGGCATCGACGAGCTTGTAAATGGCCGACGCGATGACATCGGCGGAATCGGTTTCGGTCTTCGACATGGTGGTGTCCCCTTCGGTGGCGGTTAGAGCGTGACGTTCCAGTTCGTGTTGCCAGTCGGACGCGCAGGCGACGTGACCTCGGCCAGCTTGGCCGCCCGCTCGGCCGCGTACTTGCGCTGCCTCTCCGCGTACCCCTTGTCCTCGTTGGCGATGCGGTCAAGCACATCGCGGGCCTCTTCCTGCACGTCCGCGTCGGTGAGCCTGTCCGGCATGAAGCGAATCATCACAAAGTTGCGGAAGTGACGAGGGTCGTCGAAATGTCCCTCACGAGACATCGTCACCGGCTCGATGTGACGGTCGCCGTCATCTTCGACGACGGCAAGGCAAACGAGCGGCCATTGAAACGTCTCGCCAGTCTCCTCGTCGACGAGGACGGCGAAAGCGCCTGTTGGCGCGGGCATAATCTGACGAACGCTGCTCATCGGAGTCCCCTTCCAACGAAAAGGCGCCGGGGTTATGCAGCCCCGGCGCCCGTTACCCACGCTGCATCGTGGTTGAAGCTACTACTGGCGCGAGGCCGCCATGCCGCGCAGGCGGGCCGCCGCCGACGAGGGCTGCGGGACCGACACGCTGACGGCGGAGGACGCCGTCGCGACCGACTTCGCCGCCGGGGCCGCCGCCGTCGAGGCCGACGCGCCGCCCTCGCTGGTCAGCTTGGCGAACTGCTCCGGGGTGATGAACTGCCGGTCGGACTGCGACGTCGAGTCGTCCGGGTTCTTCGCCTTGTAGTAGATGAACGCGTCGGCGTCCTTGAACGTGTCGGCGCCGATGCTGACGTCGCCCTTGTCGACCTCGGCGGCCGGGATGCCGACGGAGAGGAGCGCCGTCTTCCACGAACGCTTGTTGCCGTCCTTGGAGAGGTCGAGGCCGATGAAGAGCCGCGTCTCGCTGCCCGCGAACTCGCCCTCGGCGATGACGGTCTGGAACTTCACGCTCTTCTTGCCGTCCTTCTCGTACTCCTCCGTCTCCGTGATGCGGACGCGGTAGGCGCCGGTCGTCGGCTCGGTGAAGCCGCCGCCGACGTTGCGGGCGGCGACGGACGCCACGTTGACGGTGGCCGACCAGTTGGTGTTTCCCATGAGCTTCCTGCCTTTTTGTCCCCGGTGAAACGCGCTCCCATGCGGGCCGGGAAACTGCCGTCAGATGAACCCCTGCGGCGCGGGTGATTCGGGGCTGGGAGCCAGTTGGTGGCGCCCCGAAGAGTGAAATCGGTTTAGAGGGTGCGGGCGGGGTCGGTGAGGAACATCGAGAGCACGTTCTTGCGGGCTAGCTTGAGCAGGCTGCGGTCGAGCGCGTCGCGCATGACCCAGCGGACGTGCAGGTCGCTGTCGGTGTGGTCGGCGCACATCGCGGCAGCTTCCGCCATCAGCGCCTTCTGCTCGTTCGGCGTCTCGACGAGCGCGTCGGCGAGCACGCTGACGATGTTCTCCTGCCACTCAAGGCCGGGGGCGCGGGCGATGTGGTAGCCAGCCTCCCGAAGAATCTCGGCCGTGTTCATCGGCGCCTTGTCGGGCGTCACGCCGTGCCGGTCCTTCGTGACCCAGTTCGGGTCGTCGATGGTGCAGCGGTAGTGAGCGTGCCACCCGCGCCGGGACTGGTCGAACGCGGCCCGGAGCACGAGGTCGCAAGCTGTCGGGAGGTCTTCGGGCAGGCGTCCGGGAAGCCGGGGGCCGCCGCGCACGAAGGTTCCGTTGGTCGTGCGGGGCGTCGACTCGTGGGCCGTCATCACAACGTGCATCCCGCAGCGCCGGGCCGTGTCGCGAAACTCCAAGACGTAGTCGCGAATCGCGCCCCACAGCTTGAACCCGGAGAGCTTCTTCTCCAGCACGTTGACGGTGTTCTCGGCGAGCAGCGAGAAGTCGTCGACGATGACCGCGTCGTACTTGCGGCCCTTGGCAATCTCGATGACCTTCTTCGTCGCGTCCATGATGGTCTTCGCCTCGCCGCCGTCGGAGTCGGGGACGTATCCGACGACGTGGTGCGCGGGCTTGAGCGCACCGGGGGGCGAGAGGAAGTAGCCGTTCGGGAAGCTGTAAAGCTGGTCGACGGTCTTGCCGATGCCGGAAGGTCCGTAGTTGGCAACGACGGCCATCGCTCCGTCGTACAGCGAGGGGGAATCGGTTTTCGCGGACATGGTGGAATCCCTTGGTGGAGGGTTGGTGCCTACTGCTTCTTCTCTGCGGCCTTGTACTCGGCAAGCTCTGCTTCGACCTCGGAGAGCCGGTCTTCAAGCTCTTCGACCTTCGACTCCAAGGTCGCGACCTTCTCGATGGCCGCTTCGTCGGCCTCCGCCTGCGCGGAGAGCAGGTCGGGGAGCATGGCGAGCAGCCGGGCGATGAACGACGCCGGGATGCCGGGGCGACTGAACGTGACGTGGCCGATATTCTGCGACCCGGCCCGGATGGTGTTTCCGACGGCGTGCCACGGTGCCGGGGGAAGGCGCATCAGCGTGCTGTGAACTTCTTGTGTGTCCATCATGGTACTGCACCTCGCCCGGTGGGGGCTTCAACGTGTTGGGACGTCTACCACTCTCGTGAATCAGCTTGCAAGTGCCTTGATGACGATACCGGCCACGTCGGGGGGGATGGCACCCGACGCCACAAGCCGTAGTATGGTCGCCGTCGCGTCGTGCTTCACGCTGCTCGGACGCTCGACCGTCGAAGCAACCTTGCGGGGCGCCCGGACGACGCGGGTGTTCGTGTTGCGGACAGCCTTGGCGCCCTCTTCCAGCACAGGCGCCGCGAGCGAATAAGCCTTCGCGTAAGCGCAAACCGCGCCGTAGGCGTTGTCGCGGATGACGTCCCCGAAGGCGCCACGCTCAATGCGGCTGACGGTCGCTTGGTCGACTCCGATTGCCTTGGCGACGTCGGTCTGCGAGACACCCGCCTCAAACCGCCGGTCGAACAGGCTCTTGCAGAACTGGCGAAACTCCCCGGTGACCTTGTAGTGCTTTCTCATTTTCCTGCTCCTCTCGCCGTCGGGCCTTCCCATCAGCGTGAGGGCTATGTAACTCCTACCACTTTCCCTGTCAAGCTCCTGTTGCGTGCCTACCACTTTTATCATCCGGTGGTAGGCACGCAGCAGGTCGACCACTACGCCTCGCGTGCCGCCTCGGGGTCCGGGGAGACGCGCACGTCGGAGTCGGTCACGTCCTCGGCACGCTCGACGATGTTGAACTGGGCGCCCGGCTTGATGACGGCGGCGACAACGGCGAGCCGCTCGGCCTCGGTCGTGTCCGCGTGCACCGCCTCGACGGCCTCGGAAACCTCTGCCTCGTCGGGGTCACCGTTGGTGAGCACGTCGACCATCGTCACGGCCGTCTTCGACATGAACGCGTGGACGCGCTTCTCACCCTCGGTCGCGATGAAAAGCTTGGATGCGGCGACGGTCGCCGTCACCCCGGCGCCTTCGATGATGTCGAGCGTCGCGATGCCGTCCGCGTTGATGCTCACCAGCTTCCCGATGGTGCCGTGCTCGGTGACGACGGTGCTTCCGATGCGCGGCTTCTTCACCTCCGGGATGAGCTTGCCCTTCGGGCCGACCTTCAGCCGGGCCGTCCGCTGCTTGCCAACCTTCTGCTTCACGATGCGGACCTTCGTCCGGGGCGACGCCTTCACCTTCGCCTTCGCCTTCGCGACGGAAGCACGCTTCTTCTTGAGCAGGGCGCCCGTGCTCTTCTGCTTCTTCTTCGTCGGGCCGCGCCGACGTGCCGTCTCAACCTTCTTCTTCGCTGCCATGCTGTCCCTCTGCGGACGCCCTGCGTTCCGCGTGTTCGACGGCGCGACGTTGCGCCGTAGCCTTGTCGTCTTCCATGCCCTCGGCGGAGCCGACGCCCTCGGGGCCGTGCGCCTCCCACCACCATTTCCCGGAGGTCTGCCCGACGACGTGAAGCAGCGACCCGTGGGCGTAAGCCTTTTCGCACCACCCCATGAGGCAGGGCTGCCAGTCGACGGTCATTCCGGCTTCTCGTTCTCGGCGTCAGCGGCCGCGTCGAGAGCTTGCTGCGCGATGCCGTCGAACTTTTCAGCGAGTCCGTCGAGAATCTCTTCGGTGTCGTCCAGCGTGCGGTCGAGCAGGTTCGACGAAAACCCGTGGTAGCAGGGCTGAACCTTGTTCCCGGTCGGGTCCGTCGGCGACGGATGAATCAGCATGGACAGGATGAGGTACGCCTCGATGCCGTACTCGACGGCGGCGGCTTCGACGGCAGCGGTGAACTGCTCGTACTTCGCGTGCTTTTCGGCACGCTCTGCTGCGATGACCGGGTCGTCTTCCTTCGGCGCGTTCTTTCGTCGGGAGGGGTCGAATCGGATGACGTTGTCGAACGTGTCACTTGGCATGAGCGTGTCCCCTAGTCGAAGAACGAGTCGTACATCACGAAGGCGCCGACGACAACCCCCAGCATGAAGGACAGCAAGCAGGGGAGAAGCATCGGCGCCCTCGGAATCGGTTTCAGCGGTCGAGAACGCCCGCCTTCTCAATCTTGTTCTGCACGTCGGCCATCTGCCCCCACACGTCACGCAGGACGATGCGGAGGCGTCGAATCTCGTCGACGAGCTTGCGTGCGACCTCGGGCGAGCACGAGTGCCATCGGTCGAGTCCACTCACGAGTTCGGCGAGCGCCTCGTCGGTCAGCTTGTTGACAGTCATCGCGGCCCCGCGTTCGCCGGGGTGCCGTGGCACAGCCAGCAGTCGAGAGACTTGCACTTCGGGACGCCCTGCGGCGTGGTGGCCTGAGCCATGAGCGCCGTGTCGAGTGCGACCAGCGTCCGCGTTCCCTCGTTCAGAACGTCGTCGGGAATCGCATCGAGCTTGAGTTCCCGAATGAAGTTCCGTGCGCGGAGCAGAACCGATTCCAGTTCGTGGATGCGGTCGGCGCGCTCCCGAATCGTGTTCCGCGTGGCGTGTGTGAAATCTCCCATCACTTCATCCCCTTTGCCGCCGCGATGGCGGCGGACTTGGCCTCGTCGAGCGTGGTG